GAAGCTGGTTCTGAACACCAGAAGGCAGGTTGTTCGTGATGCGGATAATCTGCCCGACAGAAACGGAAGCGCCGTCGCCGGACTGAAGTGTGATGGATGCTGCGGTCGCACCTGATGCAGCCGAGGCCGCCTGCGCGGTGTGTGCTGAGATGACAGCCGTGTTCGAGATTGCTGCCAGATCGCCGACAGCCGTTGTACCAGCAATAACACCTTTCAAGAGGCGCTCAAAAGACTGCGATCCTGTAACTGGCGTTGTGCCGTTGAAAGTCTTGGTTTCGGTCTGGATGACACCCGTGGAGTCGCGGCCTGAAAGTGTAATGGTCGCAGCCGTGTCCGAGGCAGATGACGAGACATAGTTCATCGTACCAGCAGGCGAGATGTCGTTGAAGAAGATCAACTTCGTGGTATCGAGCGCGCCGCCCGTGGTCGTGCCATCGCCGTCCGGCATATTTGCCGAACCGTAAAAATAGAGATCGCTTTCCAAGACAGACATTATTTAAATTCCTTTATTCAGCCAGCGTGATCCAGATGCTTCCATTGCCCGATGCGCTGGCAGCAATTACGGCGGAAATCTGCTCTTCGCCGAAGATCGAGACTTCGACAATTGTATTGGCGGGGATGCGGGGGGCCGATGAAGGATCGACAGTTGGGGAAACCGTTCCGACCGGATCGCGTTGAATATGGATATCCACATCACTCGAAATCAGCAGCCGGAATTTTCTGACATCCGGGACATCAGCCGTATAAACAGTTGCGGCGGAGTTCGTCACCGATTCGACGACGGTTACGCCAATGAAGCCGAAGTGAATCATCTAGGATTATCTCTTATTATAGAAGTCTGGATTTTCCGACTTCAACGGAAAACGGCCACCGTTCTGAAGATCATACTCGCCGCCGCTAACAATCTTGGCACTTGTTACAGTGTGACCGGCTGACTTGAGTGATTTCACAAATTCGAACGCCATCTGATCGATGTCTTGCGGGATACCATTGTGGTGGCATCCAGTGACGTGAATGCTGATGATGTTATTTCCCATCTTCAGCTTTCGCTTCACGAGCTTGGCGACGACGCTTCGCTGCCGGTGTTTCAGGGATTACAACTGATTCTTCTTCGCCTGTGTCATCCGGCTCGTCGAGTACAGGGTCTTTAAATGCCTCTACTTCGACGACTTCCTCAACAACAGGTTCTTTCTCGACGCCAAGCGTGCGCTCACCGATGGCATTGCCGCCAGTCCCCATGCGATCAAGAAGTTCTTGTGTCGCTGACTTCGGAGACGGCGGCGTGGAACGTGCGAATGGGACTGGGTCCATAGGAGACCCGGCTTTCTGCTCGGGCTTCCATTTCCAGTAGCCGCTGCAACCATTCACGAGGTCTCGGGCATTGAGAAGACTCTCATCACGAACTTCTCCCTGCTGCCCATACACTTTGACTGTCTTTGCCATTCTTGTTCCTAATTTTTCGGGATTAATGGCGCTCGGGTGCACCAGATTTGTGGTTCAGATATACTATGAACAGCTTGAGTGTCAAGGATTCCGACCTCATCTGTCAGTTAAGGGAAATGGTGTAATGAGTTTTATCTCATTACACCATCAACTTATTACTTGCTGTTGCGAACCGTCCAGTAATCGCTCGCAAGATTCGGGTTTTCCAGATACGTCGCTGGCATCCAAAAGCATCCCGGGTCAGCTTTGACGCCCCAGTCTAGCCCCCATGAATTCTGAACGAGATAATAAAGCTGTCCGGTTCCATTGAAGTTCTGATCGTAGCCGATGCAGCAAACCGCATGACCGCCAAGAACCTGGTCGGTCGGCTTCGGCATCGGAACGATACCGGTGCTTGCCACAGCCTGAGATTCAAAGCTCTCATAAACCGTGAAGCCGAAGACAAACGGAAAGCCGCTTGCAAGGCAGTTTAGAAAATCAGCCCGAGTAGCAAGACGCGAGTAGCTGATGACCTTGTCATTCGCCGCATCCTGAATGGCATGGCGAGACGGCTTGTGCGGAAAGGTGGAGACGATATATGGAAAGTCTTTCTCAGGCGGAATGCCTTTGACGGACATGACCTTAATAACATCGCGGAGTTCGGCTCCGGCATCCTGTGGATAGGAGCCTTCAGCGATGAGAGATTCGATATATGTGAACATTCTGCTCCAGCAGGTATCACCGGGAGGAGCGCCGTGGACAAACTGCCACATCCACATCGTTGAGTTTGCTGTGCAGGACCCGAGATCGCCCTGATCGAAGACCAATGCAAGTTTCGGCTTTAGATTGACAGAAGGCGGTTCGACAACCGCAGTTGCGTGATGAACGGCACCGTATAGTAAATCACGGTGATCTGGAAGATCACGCTTCCAGCCATAACGCTTAATGGTACGTTGAATCATTTAGACAAGTCCCCTCTTATGTTCAGCTACGACAAAGTTCTTCGGCTTCAAATGAGCCTTGAGAACTTCAATGGCTTCCCGGGGATTCGCATCACCGCACATGAAGACATCGAAGGCTGCAAAATTACGTTCGGGCCATGTGTGAACGCTGATGTGGCTCTCAGCCAACACAGCGACGCCTGAGACCCCTCCACCGTCACCGAAGGTGTGGAGATGGATGTGAAGCAACGTGGCTCCAGCGGCCTCTACAGCGGCAAGGATGGCCTCTTCGAGGCGCTCACAATCGTCGAGCCCCTCAGCATCCCAAAAATCTGCAATCAGGTGCGACCCAGCAAACACCAGACCGTCCCGCGTGATGAAGTGGTCTTTCTCCACAAGCGTCTCCGTGAACGGCTAGCCGTCTGTTTGATCAGGCACCTTTGAATTTTGAAGAAAAAAGGGCAGCAGCCGATTAGACTGCTGCCCCTGATTCATTAGCCGTTTAGGCTATTAGCCCCACGCAAGGTTGGGAGCGATGAATGCCCAGTACTGGAAGATTGGGGTCGTTCCAGCGCAGACAATATCGAGGCCAAACTGGGCGGCAGCCGCGTGAGTGTTCTGCAACGTGCGCGTGTCGAACTTCCAGCGATAAGTCTCGCCGATGTTCGCGGTCGTCAGGACCTGAGTTTCCTGATCGGTGCCGTTCGCGCCGTTGATGTCGTAAGACTTGAAGTGAACCGTGTAGGTTTCATCTCCGGTCGTGTGGTCAAGGGCAACAACGTGGAAGACCACGTCGAAGGAACCTTCACCGAAACGTCCGTCAAGATCACCACGACCTTTTGTGATGAGATTAAGATCGACAATGGACGAAACGTTTGAACCAACGTTCGTGACCGCTGCTGATCCCACCAGTTGAAGCGCCAAAAGCGCATCGTAGGTGGACTTTACTTTGCTTTCCATCTGAGGATTTCCTTATCCGTTTGGAGTTATGAAGTCTGTATGACCACTTATTAGGCGGTCACAGCAGCCTTCTTGATGCCCCAGATGCGAGCCGCAGAACGACCGCTCATGACGGCCAAGCTGACGAGCCACTCGATACGGGTACGCATGACAGGCTGGCTCTGGATTTGACCGAGGTCATCAACTTCCATGACACCGTTCTGGAGACCAACGACACCCTCGTCGCCGATACGGACGACGTAGATGGACGTTCCTACTGAGGAACCACCACCCGGGTTTGCTTCGTTGAAGTCGATGACTTGGTTGTTGGCGTCATCGTAGTTGGTCGTAAGAATCGGGAGGTCGTTGTAGAACGCAATACGTTCTCCGAACTCGTTCTTTTCCCACTGAACATAACCACCAACAGACGGATTACGTGCGGACTGCGAGAGCAGATTACGCATCGGACGCGACATGATTAGGTGAGTTGCGCCATCGACTGCGTCGATTGCGGTGTCAAGCACCGACAACGACAGAGCGTCACCACCGGACGAAGAACCGGCAGGGAAAAGCTGCGAACCAGTAATACGCTTACGGATGCCGTCGAACTCACGAGGATCGTTTTCGGAGTCGCCGTTGATCATCTTGCCAGCAATGAACAAGCTGAGGGCCTTGACCTTCATCTTTTCCTGCGTGGTGCGGATGTCTGGACCATGCGTCTTTAGGAGCGCCTTATCCACGTCGAGGTCGCCACCGACGATGCGGAGACGTTCGGTCTGTGGGTTAATGATACCGGTATTCGTGGTATACGACTCGTTGATACCACGGAAGGCAACACCAGCAAGCTGGCCTTCCTGAATGTAAACGTATGCTCCACCTTGAATGTCGATGAACGGCAATACGCGCAGAAGATCAGGCGCTGCGAACAATTCGATGATTGCCGCGCGCTTCACTTCGTCATTGCCAAGTGCCTGTTCGGCAGCTTGGAGAAGCGTCAAAGCTGACATTGCTTATTTCCTCAATACTTAGCTGGACAGCAACGAGACGGCCCCCGTCTCGGGATCGCCCCGGATCGTCCAGCGACCTCCGAGGTAATTTGGAAAATCACATAGGTATGTGATTTTGATGTTTGGATGGGCGAAGTGTTTCCACTTCGCCCAAGCTGCTCCCCGTTAATGAGGAAGTCCGTATGTCACTTTCCTAGTTGGAAATGTGACTCTTAGACGTTAGGTTTTCCGCCGTTCGCCAGTTCAAGGCGTTGCGCTGCGGTCATATTTCTAATCTGTTCCGGCGTGCGGTTCAGCACTTTCTTAGCTGTATCGCCGCCTGCTCCACCACCATTGGAAGGTTTGAAGAAGTAAGGCTTTTCTTCCTTCAACCGACCAATCCACTCACGTGGTGTCATCGGTGTCGTACCATCCGCTCCGTAGATCGGCGCGTCACCCTCGTAAGGGATGATGCGGCCATGATCGTCGCAACGGAAAATTCCGAGTGCCGACATCGTAATGTCAGAAATGGCTTTCGGCTCGACACCGGAGTCAGTCTGCATTGCGGCATCCTTAATGGCGGATGCAACCAAAGTCTGCTTGTAACGACCATCGAGAGTTTCAGCTTTGGTACGCCAAGCTGCCACTTCCTTACCGACTGTCTGGAGCCGGTTATCGTAGTCCTTACGAAGTTCTTCTGTGCGTCGAGAAAGTTGTTCCTCGATGGCACGCGATTCCTTCAGTTCGCCGTCCTTGACCCGTTGCGCGGTTGCGCGCAACTCTTCAAGTTGTTGCTGAAAGCTTGAAGGGTCTTCCCCAACAATGGTTCTCAGCGGCGTAAGCTGTTCAAGAAGCGTATCGCGTTCTTTGCTCAGCTTGATGTTGTTGTCACGAAACTCGTCAACAGCGGTCTTCGGAACAACGTTGACTGCGACTTTACCTTCTCCGCCTTCAACAGTCTTTGCGAACTCACGCAACTCCTTGGGAACTGCATCCAAGGAATCATAATTCAAAATCGGCATTTTCTACTTTCTCTGGGAACCATACGACCCGTATGGAGGGGCACCGACCCTCGGTGCTCAGGAGAAAAATGGACAGGTTCGG